TAAAACCCCAGCTCCATAAGGTGGAACTGGGGCTTCAGCGTGGAGCCGCCGGGAACCGAATTACTCCATATAAAATTCAAGGTAAAAGGGTATATTAGGAAAATTACTTGCCCTATATGCCAAATTCATGCCAAATACAACGATGCACTAGCGCATAAGAATAAGCCCTACCAAGGCTAGAAACCTGGTAGGGCATCAACAACTAAGTATCATTCCGGTCTCGGATTAAGTTGTCGGTGTCCTCACTGATAGCAAGGACGCGCTCCACAGCTGAAGGGATAGCTGGCCGGCCAGGCGGGTTTGGATAGGTTTCCAGCAGTGTGCGGAGCGTTAGCCTTACTTGCACATCCAGTATACGTTCGGAGCGCATCGCGTCGATGGTGTGTTCCATTTCGGCCTGCTGGGTTTCCAGCTTTTCGATCTTCCGCCATAGATCTTCCCGAAGCCGATTACCGGCTTCGAGGGTGAGCTGGAGTTCGCTCTGCGCTAGCTGAGCTTTTACGGTTTCGGCTTCTCGCTCCGCAACAGCGCGCGCCGCTGCCGACTCCAGCGCTTTCGTTCGCCAAAGGGTTCTCTGCACGATTACCGTAGTAGTCAGCGTGGTCACCAGGGTGAGAAGCGCAATACCAATACTCTCAGTGATCCCCAAGCCCGATAGCGATAGTCCTGTCACTGGGTCCATGTGGCCTCCAGTCCTAGGATAGGGCCACCGCGGAGTCAACCACTGCCGCCACCAAGGCGGGGTCCAGGCTGCGGATCAGCGCCTCCACCGCGGCAAGCAACACGATTAGCTGGTTGGCCATTCCTTCACCTCCCGATGGGCCGGAGTGTGGGTATCAGCAGTAGCCGCCGGCGTGGCGTCAACAGCTGGAATCACCACCGCCGGCGTACCCGCCGCACCAACCTTAGACGTTGCGATAGACGTCAGCACGGATGCGATAGCCGCGGTGACCGCAATGCCCAGGCCGGCTTGCCAGTCCACACTGTAGACGGCATCACCAATCGTGATGGTTGCCAGCAGTGCCTGAGCGAAGGTTCGTGCCGCACGGTCGGCAGCATCAATCCAAAAAATACGGGTCCACATTTACTTGTTTCCTTCCTTGAGTAAGGTTTCGATCCGGTCGAGGCGCTCCGGGAGCGTGGCTACCGTACGGGCAATCTCCGGGATGAGTTTGATTTTGTCGGCCACGAAGTCGACAAAGGTTTTACCCTCGGTGACTTTCCAGCCGGAGAAAACCGGCTTATTGTCTTTCCATTCGGGACCAACTAGTTGGTCTAGGATCCAACGCACCATGCGTGGTTCTCCTTCTTCTTGTTGTGGTTGGTTCGGTGAGTCGAACAGCTCGGCGGCGTAGGCCAGCACGACATCAAACGGGAAGCCGGGGCCAGGGTCGGTGTGATCAACTTCCCGCCATGCCTCAGAGATTTCCGCATGGCCATGAACGCCACGGACACCTGCGCGGAGTTGATCGGCGTCGATAAACTCTAGGGGAATGTCGTAGAGTTGTGACCAGCTGGCGATTTGTTCGGCGGTCCGCCGCAGCTTTTGGTCGTCGTCAAGCCAGTCCTCCCGGCTCATGCTGGCGTAGCCTGTCAAACTGATGTGCAGGCAGCGCGCGTTGCCGGTGGGGCCTGCTGCGTACGGCATGAAATCATCCGTGTTGCACAAAATGAGGTTGCCGTCGGCGCCGGCAAGCACGTTATAGCTAGAGCCGTTAGCGGGATTCGTTTGCCACTGGGCGACGGCAATGCCATCACGTTCCGGCGGGCACTCCACCGTGTGGATGCAGATGGACTGGATAGCGCTGAGCGACCGGTAACCCACGCCGGGCATGTCCGCGGTGAAATCGGCATCGTATCGGATTTCCATGGGTCCTCCTTCTTCTTGGGTTGGGGTTTCAGATACTGGGATGGGGGCGTAGCGTGATGCGGTGTTGTTTGGGTGTTGGCCCCAGTAGTCGCCGAGCACGAAATTGATATCGCAGTCGACGCCGCCCACGGTCTCGCTACCCGGGCGCTGGTACAGCACTGCTTCCGTGGATAGGACGCCTCCGCTCCAGGCCGCAGTCTGCCACGCCAGGAACTTTCCGCCGCCCAAGTCAGCAATAAGCGCATCTGCGGCAGCCCAAGCGATCACCCTGGAATGCCCGTAAATACCGACTCTGGCGCGCCCCAAGACTTCACAGCAGGCACGAAAATACTCGGAGGCAACGCCGTTCCACTCGTCAAGACTGATAGGGAAATCCACCGCAAAGAACACGGGATGTTCAGAACAGTCGAGCTCGTCGAGTTTCTGCTGGGCCGCCTGGGCATCGGCCAAGCCACCGTTATAGCCGCGCATCACGTCGGAATCATCTTCTTTTCCGAACTGCCATACGAAAGCGACCCCCAGGCCATGCGCCTGGAGGTCACCGAGTTCAGCCTTCTGGATGGGTTTGCCTAGCATCCAGCTGGCCCTGGGTGGACTGATGTAGCGGATCACGCCATCATGGCCAGCGGCGCGAATCGCCGCAGCTGGCGGCACGCCAGCACTGTAATCAAGAATTGTTAACAATGTTTTCTCCTTATTGGAAAGTCATAGGCAGCATGGGATAGGTGGCGTGCAAGCCCAGTGTGCGGCGGATGAAATCAATCCCCCGGGGACGGACGCGAGTCGTGTGCGTTACCACCTGGGTGCCGTTCGAACGGGTATAGCCGCCGGCCTTTACCTCGAAATAGTTTGCGTAGCGTTGGTATGGGGTGTTCCGCATATCGCCTTTAGTAATCAAGATGCCCCGGTTCCGCAGCTCACGGAAAAGCGTGTTCTGGCCGATGCCTAGCATTTTCGCCACCGTGCCCATGCTGTAGGAGCCGGTGGAATCAATAAAACAGTCGTAGGCATCCGCCTTCGGTCGAAGCTGCTTATTAGCAGCCTCTAGGGCCAGGCGTTCCTCTTCAGCATTGAGCGCAATTAAAAGAATCTCAGATCGGGTCAACTGCGACGGATCAAACGCCGGCGCCATGCGGGCACGCTTTTCCACCTCGATGAAATAGCGGCGGGCTTGCCTACCCCTAGCGGAGCGCTGGATCATAGCAATCTCCTTTGCCATGTCCAAAGACACAACATGATTCAACCGCGGCCGAGACGGCATTCCCGCAGGTGACGCCGAATGCTCATTTTTGAGCGCATAGTCCACCCCCTCCTCAAAACCATAGGCAACCATTCGCGGCCACCAATCTTTATAGGGGGTTTTCACTTCCAGAAAACCATGAAGGTCACGCCCCAACACCGCCTGGACCGCCTGACCGCCCTCCCCCATGTTCGTAATAGGGATGAGCTGGCCGCCGCCTGGTGTATGATTATTATCTGGTTTCGACATGAAGAGTCTCCTTTCGAAATTATTTTTGTATTAGGAAACCCGCGGCCTCACATTTTTAGGAGGGTCGCGGGTTTCCGCATTTGTTAGTGCCAGGGTTGTTTGTTAGTTAATGGCGAAATCTCGGATGTACATGCCCATGCCGTACCCGGTCTTTGCTGCCGGGTCCGAGAAATTCACGCTCACCACACCTTCCCTTGTGATGGTGCACCAGCCGGGGGCGCTGCGTTTCTCTGGGCTGGTGAGGAAGAAATCCACATCCCGATTCGGTGGCCGGAACTTCGGCGGAAGGGTCCCTTTCACACCAGCAGAAGCACTGCTGACAGCGACCCACACCATCGCGCCAATCCGGACGAAGGCAAGTTGACCGTCATCCCAGCGGACAATATCATCATTTTCCGGTACATCAATGCGCCGATTGACCTCCTGGATTTTGGTATCAACATAGCCCTTATTAGCAATATGAGTAGCGGTGACAGGATCGCTGACATCCGCGTTACCGGTGTCACTGCGAATCATGAGGGAGGACTGGCCAGGGGTGAGGAATGTTGAGGCTGCCGGGGGAAGACCCTGAATATCACGGATCTGGTGCGTATGCTCCTTATCAGCCTTCTCCAGCCGGAGCTTGTTATCGGCTTTGTCCACGTAGTCCTTGTTGGTTGCATGAGCCGGCTCAGTGATCGAGGGCGTGGTGATAGCGATCCGACCATCCGCCTTGGTCTTCACAAACGCAGCCCGTTGCACATCATGATGAATACTGAAATCCACATCCCCCGCAGTAATAACCTTAGGCTCAACGGCGGTACCAGTCAGATCTCCAGCAAGTTGGATTTTGCCCTGCACAGTGGCGGTGGCGGAAGGCGTCGGCTGCACCGCAGCATTAGCATTTTCCGCAGCAGTTGCTGCTTTCTTCGCCGCCACCTCAGCAGCGCGCTCTGCAGTGATGGCACCCTGCCAGGCAGCATAGGCGCGGTCAGCGTCCGCCGCCACCGCTGACTCCACTGACGGCCGGTACTGGAAGCTGCGCTCCATGCACGTACGCAGCGACACCGGACCCGTTCCCTCAGGGACCACAACCTCAAACGGGGCACTGCCACGCACGGATTGGGTACGGATCTGCACCAGCAGCGGGCCGGGTTCCACCTCGACTTCTGCCTTGCCATCAAGCAAATCAACACGGACCGGAGCAGTCATGATAATGACCCCGGTGGATTCAACAGACCCGCGTAGCGCTGGTGCTTGCAACAGCACATAGTCCTCAGGGTGAGGTTTACCACCCACATCACGCAGATCAATGATTAATGTTCGCATATTTTTTCCTCCTTGTTGTCGGTTTTATACTTCATCTCGGACAGTTTGCTCACCAAGGTTCTCCACCTCGTGTGAATGGCGGATAGCGGAAAAGCTGGAATAGCGGGTGCCGCCATAGCACGTTCGCCAGTTCGCCATGTAGATCTGGATCTTCGCCTTATAACCAGGCCGGTCAACCACCACCGGTTCCGTTGCCAGCACCAGTGATTGCGCGTACTGCTGCGGAGTCTCGAAAGTTGCAGCCACCTCGTGGTACAACTGCCCCTCAGGCGTATACACCAGAAGATTCACATCACAATAGCCCCAGCCGGTATAAATGGTTTTCCCAATATGGCAACGGGCGTTAAACGTCCACAAGCCTTTGGCATCCAGCACAATCATGCCGTTTTCCGTATCCAAATGCGCGTTCTTTGCCGGCCCCACCTGCCCCTTAAAGGGCAAAGTCCGCGCCGTATTTGCCTGCCAGGCACTATTCAAATTCACCGTCTGATAAGCGCACACATAGCCCGGCGCGCCGTCGAGCAGGTCGATACGGTCGTTGAGGGCAAGCTGGCCGGAGAGCCCAGTCTTGATTTCTTTCTGCATCGGTTTGATGAGGCTCCCCACGGCGTCGAAGACCCGGTTGAGTAGGCTGCCGATGAATTCCAAGCCGGTCTTAACGACGAACGTGGCGCCGGTGGCGAGAGCCCGGAAGATGTCGGCGATGCCGCTGAGGACGGTTTTTCCCAGGTCGGCCATGAGCTCAGGCAAACCCTTCTTTCCGAAGGGCATGGCTTCGAGGGCTTGTTTGCGGGCGCGGTCTTTGACGGTTTGCTCGGTGTAGGGGGTGATGGTTTTGACCTGGGCCCCTACTAGCGTGTCCCCGGTGGTTTTTAGCGGGTAGTCGCCGCTTTCGATGAGGGCCTTTGGGTCAGTCATAGTTTACTTTCGCCTCCTGCCGTGTGATGGGTTCTGGGGGTGTGAGGTCGCTGGTGAGCTGGTTGAGCAGGGCGCGTTTTTCCGCCATGGAAAGGTGAGAAATGTCTGGGGTGGTCACCTCTGGTGGTAGTGGCTGGTTGATGTCTACCCATGTGCCGCCGGCTGCGGTGATCCAATCATGGGGGCCGCGGGGCGGCACGTATTTTATTTCCTGCAGTTCTGGGTGGTGGCGGAAGCCGCACCGGTAGAGGTGTTCCGACCATTGCCTAAGCGTGCTGGTGGGGACCACGAGGGGGGCGGATGCGGCGGGGCCAGCCAGACCGACGAGGGCCCAGAGGGCGTGTTCTTCGGGGGATTCCGGGTCGCAAGCAGTTTGGAGAGGGATAGGCATTAGATGACTCCTAGATCATGGATACTGCTCATGGAAGATTTCACTCTGGTGAGGATTTGTTCCAGGGGTGAGTGCTGGGCCTGGGGGTCACCGCAGACACACGCCCAACCGCGGGTGTCGCGGTCAAGTTCGTAGGTGATTTCAGTGACCTGCTCCACCACTACCTGGTCGCCAGGGAGGCCTTTGATGGTGGCGCCGATCCGATCACCCAGGAAGAAATGGCCCTGGCCCCGGTCACCGATAAACCATGGGGCGCCATCGCCGAGGGTGAGTTTGTGGGAGGTTTTTTCGCGGGTGTCCCAAAACCCCTCCCGGAGCGCGGCCAGAGCGGAAAGCGTGTAGCCGCGGTCTGCCCCGTCGGCGAAATGCTCCCAGTATTTTGACCAGCCGAGGGTGCGGCTACGCTGGATCGACTTGAGTGACATCCAGGCCAAAATAGTGTCCTCGTAGAAGGGTTTGAGGAGAGTATCCGCAATGACGCCGATGGTCGGTGTGGCAATGAACATACCCAGGTAATTACCAACCAGTGTCACCAGGGAGGATAGGGCTTCGTTGACGCCGTAGGTGGAGTGGCCGCCAGTGAGGATTTGCACCGCGGTAGCGGGTTCCCAGGTGAAATCCGCGGCCTCTATACCGGTTAGCGGAGCATCCCGGTACAGCACATAAGGGCACTGGGGGATGGTGCCAAGCCAATTCGGGGCAGAATACTTCACCGGGATATTTGGGTTGGGGATCACTGTGTGCTCGGTGTCAACGTTATGTCCAACCAGTTGTTGGGTGGTGCGGAGGAAGCCTTCCCGGATAGTGCCCCACAAGGAGGTTCCTTCAGGATCAAACCACGAGGACTTGTCCACAATGTCGATAATCAGGCACCCGTGCCGGATTTTCGCACCCGGCCACGGGAGCGGATCCCCTGTCAGGTACCTGCGGCAGTCCACCATCAGCTGGGCCTGCCGCAGCGGACTGGACGCCATATCATGCCACGTTTTCATCCGCGACGAAATAATGGTCCACGGGGTGGTATCACCACCGATCCGCCCCGGCGCGACCTGAATCGCCCAGGTGCGGGGGTTGAATGTGTCGGTCCATTCGGTAAGGTCGAGCGGGTCGTCAGGGAGCGTCCACACGGACCCCTCCAAGCGCCAGATGTTGAGCATGAGGGCGGTTTTGAGGGCCCACCTGGTGGGACCAAGCAGCATAAACGTGCGGGGAAACTGGACCGCTGCCGGGGTGAGCGGGTTCGGCCACACATAAATGTGTTTGAGTTCTTCGTAGTCGTGGAGGAAATTCAGCTCCAGGTATCTTTGGCCCGTGCGTTCTTTCACTAGGCGGGTGGATTTCAGGCGGCCGGACCACCTGGCCCCATCTTTGTCCATGGTGACATGGATGTTTTTTGTGGGGCGACTATGGTGGTCGAGGGCCCAAGTGGCAAGCCAGTGATCTATCGGGATGGTGATGGTACCGGCCCCGGTGTCGTTGAGTTTCCACTGGAATTTGGCGTGGATGGCGTCTACCAGTCGGCCTTTGAGGTTCCAGTCACCGTCCCAAAACCGGATAAGAGGTGGGGTACGGCGGGCTAGGATGCGGCCCCGCCTGAGGGTTTGACCTTTCCGCCACACGGCCTCTAGCCGGTCTAGGGTGGTTTGGTCGAGGTTTTGGGTGCCCGGCATGAGGTGCAGGATGGTCATTAGAGCCTCCTTCCGCCCCAAGGCCTGGTCCAATATTCGACCATGCGGCATTGGATGGATGACTCCGTGCTCCCGGTTAATGCGGCGCTTACCGGCACTACGGTGGGCGGTGTGTGGGGTGGGAGTGGGTAGAGGAAATCCACACCAGCAAACCGGCCGGCCACATTGGAGCCGTTGGCGGCTACGTAGCGTTCATGGCGTGGATAGGTGTCGATCGTCAAATCTTCCCCGGGGCGGAGTTGTGGGGTGGTGATGGTGCGGCGCCCATCGCGGCCAGTGGGGTCCGCGAAATCATAATCAGGGATAGTCCACTGGCCGGGTGCGGTCATCGCCCACTGCAACCATAGAGGCCGATCGGTGGGGTTATGCACCGTCAGCGTGCCGCTGGTGCTGCCCGGGGTGGCCTTGAACGCTGCCACGTGCGTGTCCCCTTTCCAGAATGGGAACGGGGCGCGCAGGTTCAAGATGAGCTTGGAGTGGTGGAGAAACCTGGGGTCCTTCTTCGACTGTGTTTTACTCTCCTTGAGCTTGACAACCTCTAGGGTGCGGCACTCACTGTTGGTAGTAACCATGATGGTGGCGGGAGTATCCGGGGCGAAGCCCGAATAAAAACGGGACTCGATGGTTTCCCAGTCGCCGGTATCACCGTAGATATCAAACCCCAGCACCAGGTCGATGGGGTCGATAGTGTGGCCCAGGTAGGTGGACCCCTCCTGGAACGCCGACTGCTGCCAGATCCCCGAGATCGGCGCCTCATCAAATAGGCCCTGGGGGTCCTCGGCCAGTTCGGCGCCTTCCGCGCCCACACCCGCACCGGAAACAGTCCACGTGCGACCGTGGATGTCCGTGATGTCGATGCGGGCGGGGGTTCCAATATCCAACACAACCAACCAGCTCCTTTCAACGGTGTACCGGCTATGCGCCGTTCATGGCCATGACCTGTTGCCGGGCGTGCATCTCTGACCGGCGCAGGCCTTCCTCCACGTTGTTTGTTTCAATGTGATAGTGCACTTCCACCGGCGCAGATGGTTCCTCAGGTGGGTTCGGTGGGGTGCCCGTGACGGCTTGGGTGATGGCCCTAGCGTGCTGCGGATCGGCGTTGAGCATTTCCAGCAGTGGCCTGGCGTGCCTAGTTGCCGCCTCACGCACCACGAATTCACCGTTAGAAATCCATGCGGGGATGAGATCATCAGTGGGGCCACCAGGGCCTTCCACCAGGCCACCACCTGCATAGCCGTGGCCTTGACCCCACATCGTGGTCAAATCAAAACCGTAACGGCTGCGGTAGTAACGCAAGGCTGCCACCATATTCGAGAACGGGTTCCGGCGGTCATCCGGTAGCTCGGGGTCCCGGTGGGCGGCATAGGTTGCCGGAATGATCTGCAATAACCCAACCCCCGCCGATTCCCCGGACCCATTCACGTCCACGATCTGCTGGGCAATGTTCGGGTCGCCACCGGATTCTGACTGGATTTGCTTTATCATGGCGTTGACCTGGGCCGGATCGTCAGCGTTGAAGCCAACCCTGCGCATTGCCGCCATGGCCATGCCACGCCACTGCTCAGCGCCGCCGCCTGGCACATACACATGGTCGATATCACCGTCGTCGGCTTTTGGTGCTTTGATCGGTGAGAGGCCGCCCACCAGATCCAGGCCGGTGACCTCTACCGTATCCGCCTGCGGGTCGGCGTCAATCACGCTCGCTGCAGCCTGGGACAGGCTCGTGATTTCTTTCTGCTTCGCGGCGGTGCCTGAGCGCTTCGATACGCTCTGGCGGGCTTTCAACCACTGGCTATAGGCCTTCACCATCGGGATATCATCAGATACGCCAACCAGGCCCAACAGGTCCTTAGTGTGGCCTGCTGCCGCGGTCTTAGCGAAATCAGCAACAATCTCCGAAATGGAAGACGGGCCATCTGATTTCGCCCCGGTCACATACGAATCCGGGTCAGACTTACCCGAAGCCCGGAACGACTTGAGCTTATCGCCCGCCGGGTCAGTGGTCTCCACAGCACTAGCAGAAGCAGCGTCGGTGTGGCCGAAATCAATATCACCCAGGCCGCCCATGCGGGGCACCTTAATCGGGGCGAAAAACTCCGCCGGCACATGCGCATGATCCGTGTACTGGGGATGACTAGCAGGTGCCGCACTGCCGCCGAATTGGCCATTGCCGCGGCCGCCACCCATCTCCACATTTGTGCCGGACGGGAGGGTGCCGGAAGTGTGGCCGCCACCCGGGCCCCCGTTATACCAGCCAATCTGCAACGACCCAGAAGGCCCCAGGCCGGGAAGGAACCCAAGCGCGTTAAGGCCTTCTTTTTCTGATGCGGTCGTGAACCTGCCGCCCCAAGGGTCGATACCCGCGGTGTAGCGGGCAACCGCCGACATGGCGCCACTACAGTCGCCCCAGTGGACGCCTCCCCACACGTAGGGTTTGCCCTCCAGGTCGGAAGCAAACGTGTCCAGGTCCTCAATGGTGATGCCGCCCTCGGCGAAGGCGCGCACATCCGTGGGGCCTAGGCCGCCCTTCGCCACCGGGGCGAAGCCCTTCCCCTTGGCATCCACCAGACTATAACCGAAGTGGTCCGCTACCGCGGCAGTAATTGCCACAGCGCGGTCACGCCGGTAGTCATTAGCCAGAGGGATGTAGGCTTCGCCGCCGGTCTCGGGCTCTGCCCATACACGCCATTCGCCACCAGCGGCGATCTGCGGGGAATGATCTTCCCCACCAGCAGCATAACGGCGGATCGAACCGGTGGCGTGGCGGCTAGCGCGGCTGGAGAACGGGCTGCGGATAGCGCTCAGCTTATCGCTAAACCACTCCGTAACGTTCTCCCACATGTCTTTCATGCCATTCCACAGGCCACTAATGATGGTCTTGCCGGCATTAATCAGCCAATCCTTCGCGCCCTTGAACACATCAAGCACCAGCTGGCGGATACCCTTGACCTTTTCCACTACAGTCTTCACACCGCTCGCTACCGCGCCCGAAGCGTTATTCCACATGGCCACGAACTGGTTCACCAGCCGCTTGCCAAAATCAACGATCAGGCTAACGGCGCGGGAAATAAACTGCTGAAAACTGCTGACGATCTTCGTGATGAACTGGCTAGTAGCAGCAATTAGCCGGGCTTTGAAAGAATCCCAGTTCGTCACTGCCTGCACCACAAAATTAATGATTGCCGCCAGGACCTTCACGACGGCGCCGATGAGCTCACCGATAATAGCGATCACCGGGGCAACAGCCGTAATAATCGTGGCGAATACCTGCACCAGACCCACAATCGCCGGCATCAGAGCCCCAATGACCCCGATCAACGGAGAGATAATATCAAACGCCAACTTGGTGAACACCGGGATCAGCGGAGCCACCGCATCAAAGATCTGCTGCCATGCCGCCACCATCTGCGGAAGGAACGGCATCAACTGCCCCAAATACTGCGTCACCAAATCAGCAAGCATGCCCACCAGGTCCGAGAAAATTGGGGCCAACTGCTGAATCAGCGGGGTCAAGGCCGTAGCAGCAATTTGGATCACCGGCGCCAACGCGCCCACTACCTGGCTCAAACCCTGCGCAACCGGCACCAAGGCAGCAGTTAATAACTCGCCCAACACGGGGAGAAGCGGCGCTAGGGCGGCACCGATATCGCTCAGCAGCTGGCCAATCGGCCCCATCGCCGGAGCCAAAGCAGACAACCCATCCGCGAAACCCTGCACAAACATCTGAACACCCGGCGCGGCCTGCTGGATGAAATCGCTGATGGCCGGCATGATCGTGGTGCCGATAGAGGTGAGGGCTGTGGATAGGATAGGCATGAGGGCGGCCAGGCCATCAGTCATGGAAGAGAAGAACGACCCCAGTGCCTGCTGCCCCTGCACGCTATTGACGAACTCGTTGACCATGGATAGCACCTGGCCAAGTGGGCCCAGGGAAGACTGGCCGGCGGTGGCGGCGGCCTGGAACACACCGCTGATGATGCCGCCCACGTCAGCTAGGGTTTGGCCGATACCTTTCAGGGTGTTGATGCCGTTTTGCACCCACTGGTCGAACTGGCCAGTCTGGGTTGCCTGGGTAAGGAATTCACCCAGGCGGGCACCTGCCTCACCCAGATATTGGCCTAGCTGGGGCAAATATGCGGAGCTTGCTGCGCCGATATCCACAATGGCCTGGGTGAGAGGCCCAGCCGCTTGGTTTGTGCCGGCAAACGCTTGCCGGGTATTTTCCAGCATGGTAGCCAGTCCGGTTTGGGAAGCCTCACTGGATAGTGCTGCAATGTTTGCGCGCAGCCCAGTGTTGATTTCGCTAGCGATCCCCGCCAGGCCGGTCTTCAGCACGGGGAGCTGCACGGTCGCCAGGTTCGTGACGTCCTCAGCCAAGCCGTCGAACAGATTGTCCTGCACCGCGAATTTCAGGTCCTGCCACTGGTCGCCCAAGGCCTGCATGGCCAGCACGAACTCTTGTGCTTTCGGGGACAGGTTCGCTAGAGCTTCGGCGAAGGGGTCGACGCCACCAGCAGCGGAAGACGCCCCCTTCGCCAGGTTTTCCAGGGCGTCATCGAGGCGTTCCTGGGCGACCAGCACATTTTCGTTTGCCTCTAGCAGGGCGCGCTGCGCGTCGGCTTCCCCACGGGTGGCGGCCTCGACTTTTTCCTTCGCATCCTGAACCTTCTGCGAGCCCTCGATACCGGCGTCGTTCGCTGCCTGCACATCCTTGGCTAGCTGGTTGTTTTTCTCCCGCACTTCATCGAGGTTTTTTACCGCCTTGCGGTATGCCAGGTCAGCCTCGGCGATATCCAGGCCGGAAGAATCCTTATCGGCCTGGGCGTCAATCAGGGATTGGCGGGCGCGAGCAACAGCCAGGACAGCTTCTTCTTCCCCTAGGGCCGCGTCTTCCAGCTCACCCTTGAGCTCTTTCAGGTCTTTGACGGCTTCTTTACGGGCGTCATTGAGGGCGTCTTGGGCTTTCCGGGTGTTCTTCTGCGCGTCTTCTACCCGACGTTCGGCGTCTTCTACCCGACGATTGGCCTGCACCAGGCCGCGTTCGGCAGACTCCACCTGCCGCTGGAGTTGTTTCAGCTTGTCCGCGGTATCGTCGGCTGCGCCGCCGGCGGATTTCCCCATGGCAGAAAACGCCGCACCCACACCGCTCAGGCCGATGCCTAGAGTGGCCAAGCCTGCCGCGGCAGATGCAGCTATGCCAGGGAGTACACCCAGTACACCGATCACGCCGGAGGCGGCGGCTGCTACAGACGCCAGGGGGCCGATACAGCCAGCTGCGGCAACGCCAATGATGCCGATGCCGGTTGCTTGAGCTGCCACCATGCCCAATGATGATGCGGCACCAGCAGCCTGCGTGGCCATGGATGACAACCCGGCCGCGGCGCCACCTGTGTCCACGTCGATCTTGGCTTTACGGTCGCGGGCGGCAGCAGCGATCTTTGCTTTCGCCGCCGCGGTATCCGCATCAACCTCAACCGTGGTGTGGCGTTTCTTAGCGGCCTGGTCGATACGCTCCTTAGCGGGGGCAGTATCAGCATCAACCTCGACGGTGACTTTCTGTGGGCGGGTGAGATATTCGATACCCGACTTGGCGTCTGCGGTATCTGCCTCGGCCTGGATCGTGAGTTTCTGGTCCCGGCCCAGCTGGGCGATCTTCCCCTTGGCTGCGGCAGCGTCCACGTCCACGTCAATCTCAGCGGTAGGGAGGTTTGCCATTTCAGCGCGCAGTTGCTCCCGGAAGTCGCTCAAATCCGGGCGGATCTCCACGCCAAATTGGGCATTAATCCGTTCTAACTCCGCTTTCAGGCGCTTAGAGAACCCCGAAAGATTCGGCCTGATCTCAACCTTCGCAACCCCTGCGGTGTATTCAGCCATAACCAACACCCCCCGTTTTTTGTTTGTGGTTGTTTAGCGGTTTTCTACCCGATCCCCAAGCAGACCCGTGAGCAGATCATTCATGTCAGTTTTCCGTTGCTGCTGCTCCAGACGGTCAGCAGCGGTTATCGGTCGGGGCGGCGGCGGCAGCGACGTCTCCAGGCGGGCTGTGATAGCGCATAGGGCCTGAGTAAGCTCAATTAGCTGCGTGAGTTTCGCTTGGGTGCCGTCCCACTCCCGCAGCGACGGGGGCGCATGCGGGTTCTCTTTCCGATCCCGCAGCACCTGCTCCGCCAAATCATCGTCGTCAGCGAGAGCCGCCAGGTAGTGCGACCCTGGCGGCAACTGTTCTAGGAGCTCAATAAACGTCGCCCAATGCCGTACGCCACACAGGAAATCATCGAGGTCGATATTTAGATAGTGGTGGAGATCCCACCTAATCTCCGGCCCGTACTTGTTGATGAGGCCGGTTACATAGGGAAAGTGACTAGCTCGTCAACAATCCCTTCACCGTAGAAATGGGCTTGGATGTCAATGAACACACCAATGGCTACTTCCTCAGCGTCATCACCAACACTGTTCAACGCGGCCAGGAAGCGGCGGTAGTCATCCTTGAACAGGAGTCGCAGCACACCGGTGGCGTTGCCGGCGCGGGACATCTCCTCAATAGCGAGCCGATCGGTGTAGACCGGCTTTTGGATCTCAATCGGCGGTGTGAAACCATACTCCTCACCCAGCACAAAAGGGTCATCGGTCACAAACGTGCGGCGGCGATGCCCAGCACGGTTTTGCATGGCCATGCCGCGGGCGCGGAATTTTTCAAACCGGTCCCCTGCCAGATCCATGGCCTGGTCGGCTTGGGGCTTTTTCGTGGTACTAGTTGTGGTTTTTCTTGGCATGATTTATTTATCTCCATTCATAGGGGCGGTGAAAAACCGCGGTAGGCGATGGTGCTTACCGCGGTGATTGATGGGGGTTATTCGGCGGGGCTTTAGAGTAAGGAGCCCATCTTTGAGTAAGGGGTGACCTGCACCCGGTGGGCACCAGTGAGGGAGGTGAGCACCTGGCCTACGGACGTGGGGCTTGCCGACCATAGCCCTAGTGCGGTGCGGATCCGCCCCGGCCACTGCCTATCCAACGCGGCAGACAATGCTGTGGCTTTCGCCTCGTCACCGGTTGTGTAGTAGGCCCACACCTGGAGCTCGTCAGCAACCCGCAGCAGCTTGGAATAGTCATGGCCACTACCCACATCACCGGCCACCGGGGTGGCCCAGTTCGCGCGCACGTCCATGATGATAGGGATTCCCCCGGTCAGGCCGCGGCAGTAGCCGATGAAATCAGCCATCTTCGTGGTCAGCCACTCCTGGTATTCCTTGCTCTCATGCGGGGTACCATCACCCCGGCGCGGCCAGTCAGTGGCGCCAGTATCACTCTTGTATAGGGTGAGGTCGTGGGCGGAGAACGAACCGGAATCCCAGAACAGTTCGGTGATGATGATGCCATCAATCAGGTCCCCGTACTCGGCGGCAACCTGGGCAACAGCACCGCCTAGCATGTCCCGGATATCACCGGGGTTGGTGAGTGCTGCGGGTGATGGCATGTCCCGGATAGTGCCGTCCCGGGAAACAGCCTTCCACTCGGGCTGTTTCCCCAGTGTGGTGGAGATCATCATGTCCAGGGTGAGGAAAACATTCTCGATGCCGGCACCACGAAGGGCGGTGATGGTGTCCCGGATGGGGTTTTTCCCGGCGTCGATAGACACCCGCTCTGGGTGGGCCGGCCATGGGAAAAGCGTCCATTCGGGGCGGCCCACAGCCAGGTCAATAGTGTTATAGCCCTTCGCTATGGCCTTCTGGGCGATAGTCGCCCAGTCGCGGTCAGCCGCGTTCGAAGTGTCTTCCCACCCAACACCAATGGCGCGGGTTTTCACCCCTGCCCGGTCGGCAAGCCGGCCCCGCAGGGCAGACTGCTGTACCTGCTCCCGCACAGTGCTGGCGGGTTTTGTTTCTAGCGCGGTGAGCCGCTTAGTGATCGGCCCAAGATCAACTGGGGGTTGGGCTTTGAGGGCTTCAGCGACTGCGGTTTTGATCGCCTGCGGGTCGACCTGCGCAGGCTGGTCTTTCAGCTTTTCCAGACTAGCAACCCGGGTTTTCAGGCTTTCACTAGCGACAGTCACAGCATCGGCGGTGACGTGGGCTGATTCGATGCCCTGCTCGATACGACCGAGCCGCTCCGCCGACAAAGGGGTATTAGGGTCATCGTTATTCCAGGTGTTACGGGCATACGCCATGATTCCTCCTTGCAGTTTTATGGGGCGGCGGTTGGTAGGAGCCCTCGCCCAGGTAAGGTGTTGTTACCGGCGAGGGCTAGGAGGGGTCCTTAGTGACCTCCACCGTCTTCGGGAAACCACCACCGGTCAGGTCAGTGGCGGCAACCGTCGGCGCTGCGGATACCTTAGCGATCACAAAACCAGCATCCACCGTGCCGGTAGCCTCAGCCTCGTTTTCACCCAAAGCACGGAGAGCCGCCTGCACAGCCGCGGCATCAGCGTTATAGGGGATGGCAGCGGTGGTTTTCCCACTAATGGTGATGGTGTAAGTGCCGCCCGTGGCGCCCTTGACGGAGAACTTGAACTTGCTATCCGAGAGCTTATGGGCGCCAGTGATGCCCATGAGCTTCGCTAACTCCGGGGTGAAGCCGGGGCCGGCCAGGCCGAACCCGTACATGGAGCCGTACTTTTCATCTTCCTGCGCAGCCAGGGTCAGCGGGAACGTTAGCGCATCCGTTTCAGAGAAGGACTGTTTGCCACGCTTTTCGACTGTGATCTTGGGGAAAACGAAATGCGGGTAGATCTCGGCGCCTGGGTCGCCGTCCTTAGCGAGCACCAGGGCGGAGTATTCCCGCACCCGGGCAGCCCGGCGCTTCTTAGCGAAAAATCCAGTTCCCTCATCGTACTGCCCCTCCAGAAGATCGTAGAACATCTGCAAGGTTCGCCAGCGGGATTCTTGGGCAGTGAAATCAATCGTAAACGTTTCATCGGTCACGAATGTGCGGCGGCGGCCGCGGCTACCATAGCCCTCAGGGCCTTCCACCTTCGAGTCGGGGGCCAGCTCAACGCCGGCTTTTTTCTCACCTTCGCCGATTGGGAACCAGCCTTCCGGCAGCTCTAACAGCTTACCTGTGCTATCGGTGATGCGATCTGGGATTTTAGTCCCATAGGGGCACAGCAGCAGCGCGTAGTCCAGGGCCGCAAAAAGCAGGTCATCTGTTTTATCTTTTAATTTGTAGAAATCCGTGGTGGTCACGGCTATCTCCTCTCCCCGCACGGTGCGGGCATTTAAGAAAGCCCCTGGGTCTCCCGGGGGCAAGGGTTGTTATTTGTGGCTTCGGGGCCGGCGGATCGTGATCTCATAAAGAGCATTCACATACCTGTGGTCGGGGTTGATCCATGGTGGCATTACTGATCCCACCCGCTCGGTGATACTCACGATACGGACCGGTACTTGCGGGTGAGTAGGGAAAACGTCTAGCATCCACGCCCTCAAGTAGCTGTTGATTTTCTGGGCGTCAGCACGGGTTTCCGCCAATACCCCAATCTCTACGAGTGGGACATCCACCTGGTTATTGATGTCAGCAGCACCGGTGGTACGCTGCACCACAATCAGTGGGGCCTGCTGAATTTGGTTCTCGTAGTCATCGGGAATCCACGTGCCCACCCACGGGTGGGGCACCATCTGCTGGGCCACCTGGTCGAGGGCGGCCACAATGATTTGTTCAGCATCCGGCCACGGCACCAGGTCGTCAGGAATGGTAATAGTCATAGCCGCACCGCCTTAATTGTCTTACGCAGCATCGCCCGGGGCGCAACACTGCCCCGCCCATGGCGGGATTTGACCCTGTGCCCGAACTCCACCGGCACACCATAGGGGGCGTCTATCGAGACCGTGGCCACCAGGCGCTTGCGGGCTTTACCCGTGTAGGGGCGGGCTATTTCCACATCAACTGCGCCAGAGGATGCTAGCCGGCCGGTATCCCGGGGCGCCACAGTAGCGTAGATGGCCTCCGCTAGATAGCCGGCACGGTACAAGAGCTCCTCCACCTCGGGGCCTTCCAGGTATCCTTTCATGATTCGGGGCGAAAACTTCATGATTACCGCACCTCCTCACAGATCACCGCGGTCCCCACAATGACGCTCTCTCTGCGGGGATGCTCCCACAACTGCGCCTCAATGACTTTTAGTTTTCTTCCGAAACCCTCGATAATATCCCCGGTGCGAATATCCGGGGCCTGGCGTTTGATATACACCGTTGGCCGGGTAGACACCACCGTCTTGCGGTCTGTATCGACCGTGGCCTGAGCCCAGGCGATTCTCGCCCCAGTGATCGTGAGAACCGGCACGGGGGCAGTCAGATCACCGAACTTGTCCCGGCTGCGGCGGAGCACTTGGATTGTGGCCACAGCCGTCACCATCCTTCGGCAGTGATGTTACGGAATTCTCCCACGCCGATAGCGTTTTCGATAAGGTCACGTTCTTGACCGGTGAGATAGAAATTTCCCTCACCGTTAGCGAATCGCAGAGTGCTGCTGAATGGGCCACCGGTGTCGGTAATCTCTGAAGCTCCATCATGCGTGTCAGCGATAAGTGAGCGCCTCACCATAGCGCAGGACACCATTTTTAGCACGCCTGCTTGATGTTCACTGGGGGCATCGGGGATGAGGGGAAACTTCGCCTTCAGCCACACTGCGGCATCTTCCAGCAGCGTATCGACGACCTTATCGGGCAACCCGGGCGGAAACGCTTGCCACCGGTCTTTCAAATCCGCAGCGACTGCATACGGCATTAGGCGCCTAATCCGGTAAGCCGCACCATGGCCATGGGGTCGGTCACCACATGCTCTAGCACAGCTTTCACCTTGGTCCAGGTCAGGTCACGTGCTTCGTCCCGCCAGGTAGCGGTACTAATTGGTTCTTCCATGCCGATCGTGCCCACTTGCCCTTCGGCAACTAACAGGCCCTCACCTGGGGTGGCCAGCGGGGAGGAAATCACTTCCAGGCCCTGGGACTTCAGGAACGCATCCTGGGCGTCGTTAGTGTCAAACGTGTTAGCGAGCTGCAGTGCGTCATCGGTGTGGAGGACCAACAAGTTATAGAGGTAACCCATTTGGGTTTTCTCACCGGCGGCTAGGGCCGCGTTGAGCTCTGCCCGGATAGACTTCGCTGCGGTCTGCTTGAGCTTTTCAGTTTTGTTCATGCTGACCCAGCCGGAAGATTCCACCTTGGGGATATAGGACCCGTATTCCTGGATGGCCTTCTTAATAGCGAGCATGCCATTGTTGTCCACATCGAACACCATGGTGTTCGAAATTCGCTGGGCTCGGCGCTGTAATAGCGCCATGTCGTTTCGGGCTTTCGCCTCGTCAGTGATGGAGAATTTACCACCGAGTTTTTTCACCTGGGCCACTTTGGGCTCACCAGGAGTGGCGTCCAGCTCCGGGTATTCGCCACCTGGGGCGATGATACCGGTGTGGTCATCTGCTAACACCTGGTTTTCGGTATTGACTTCATACAGGATGGCGCCGCCCTGAGCATCACTGTGGCCGAAAAGGCGGTCAGTGAACATCTTCAGTGCGGTGATGTCCGCAATGTATTTAGAGATTCGTGCTGGTTCTTGCAGCATCAAATCCACTGTGATGGCACCGTTGGCTACCGTGGGGGCGGCGCCCGGGTAAAAACCAGAATTTTTCATGTTGTTTCCTTACGTTCGTTTTATAGCAGTGCGATAGTTACGGGCTTATCCGCACCCGCGGCTTTCGTGAGAGCAATGGCCACAACAGGCCCAGTGCCGGCGGTGGCCGCTTTACCGCCGGCTGCGGTGGAAATCTTAGCGCCAGCAGTGATCGCGCCGGCAGCAATAGCATCGAGCACATACCCGGCCCGGTAGATGGTTACGTAGTCATCTTTGGCCACGTCCGCGGCAACCACACCGAATGGGATAGCATCCGCGCCAGCAACGTCGACGACCGGGTTACGGCCGTCCATTTCCCCAGAGACCACGACGAAACTACCTGCGGGGATCGCCTTTGCGGCTTTAGCAGTAACATCGCTGCCGGGACTGTAGTGCCGTTTAGTCACATTCATAATATTTCTCCTTAATTATCCGGTTTTATTTTTCGGCTCGAAGAGCGGCCGGAATCCACGATTCCGGGTACGCCACATCGTCTACCTGGCTCGGGGTTCCCTGCCCTGATTGCAGCCCTTGCCGAGGGCGTTGCGACGGTGGTGGGGTGCCCTCCGTAGGATCCCCGTACAGTGCCTGGAGGCGCTTAGCGCGCTCGGTGATTTCCTCTTTCGTGCCAGTACCTAGAAGCGGTAAATCTTCCGTCTTAATGCCATGCGCAGCGGCTACTTCCAACAAGGCGTTCGTTGTCCGCTCCTGCGCTAGCTGCTGTTCCGCAGCGGCTAGTTTTTCCTGCATGAGTTGAAGTTCCGTCTTTTGGGAATCCTCATGCTGTTTCCATTTATCAGCCGCGGCCTGCACAGCATCCCGCTCTTGGCGGGTTTTCTCCAATGCCGCCAAGGCCTCTTCCAAGGTCATCTCCGGCTGTAAGCCGGCGTCTTGTGATGGTGTTTGGCTGGTATCCGGGGTGGTGTCCTCTAGGCTAGTGTCTTGTTCATCCTGGGGCTCGGCGCTAGTAGCGTCTTGCATAGTTGCCTCCTTTTAGATTGTGTGAAATGCGAATAGTCAGGGTGGTCATGAATAAACCCCACCGGCTTGGTGGGGTTAGTTCATAGGGATGGGGAGCATGGGGTCAATCCTGGTAAACCCTAGTGTTCTGCGGATAAAGTCAATGCCCTTAGGGAGAACATACGTGGTGTACGACACTTTTTCTTCTCCGTTCGGCTGCTCATAGCGGTGGGCTTTGACCTCGAAGTAGCTCATATGCCGCTGGTAGGGGGTGTTGCGCATAGCGCCGCGAGGAATCAGCACGCCTCGGTTACGCAGTTCACGGAACAGCCAGTTTTGGCCTACCCCCAGCATTTTCGCTACCACACCCATGCTGTAGGAGCCAGATGCATCAATGAAGCAGTCATAGGCGTCTGCTTTGGGCTGCATTTTCTTGTTCTCTGCTTCCAGCGCCAGGCGCTCGGTTTCGGCGTTCAGTAACATTTGTGCCATCTCCAGGCGAGTGATCTGGGAAGGATCAAATGCTGGCTGGGAAGCAAGGCGCCGCTCCATATCGGTAAATGCTTTAACAAGCTGCTTCTTGAACTGTCGAACCACCGCAGTGTTACGCATATAGGTCATGAGCAGCATTGCATGCTCACGATTCAGCACAGCAACAGTTGTTGATTTAGCAAATCCTCCTTGAGGAAGCGGTGACCCCTTCCGCGTTTCAAACGCGAGTGGGCCAAACTCTTCAAAATCAGGCTGATTCTTACGAAGCAGCTCTAAAACATTCTTATGCTGAACCTGTGTTCCTTCAGCAATAACGAGTGATGTGGTCGTCAACTCTCCCTCAGGGGTTTGCCGAACGATCATGGTATAGTCACTATTTGGTTCTTGGTTAAACATCAGGAATCATCCTTTCTTATACAAAAACCCGCGTGCCCCTATATGGAGCATGCGGGTTAAAAAATGGTTTAGTGCTCGGACTAAGCAGGCACAGCAGGCAATGGAGCGTCTGGCATAAAAATAGTTTCCTCACTGGACCGGGGCACGCAGAACGTTGCTTTGTAACGCAACTTCTTAACAGATTCAAAAATTTTCCGCTGCAATTCCTCTTCCTCATCAGGAACGAAAATTAAAGTGTCTAACGTATCATTGTAAATATTGACTCCATAATCCATGGAAATAAGTACACCATCTACAGTACGAATATCATATGCTTCCGGATTATCGTTGTAAGCAATAACATTCTCTGTATATGGCTCTTGCAAAAGAAGATCAACAATATCTTCAATGGGAGCGTCTGAAAAAACATAAAGACTCATCGTATATACTCCTCTTCTTCACCATCGTGGTTGATATAAATTATTCTATCAATCCAAGAAAATCGTGGGTTCTTCAAACACATCTGAAGATCAATACGAACCTGTTCATCCGCACGTTGTAACCTAGCACCATCAATAACGATTTGCACTACATCTAGAGGCATAAGGCTGGAGAAATTCTTCTTTGCTTCACGAAGATTACCAGGAATGGTATTTTTCCCGCCACCATCAGGGGCTTTCATCTCTGTAATCACATCATCAAGCACAATATCAGGTGAGGTCTTTTTCTCCCCCTCACCTAGCCGCCGTATTCGAACTGTGTGCCCATGTTTCAATAATGTGATAAGGGTTTCCCATTCATGGGTTGCTGGGTTGGTAGCTCCTTCTTCGGCTGATAACCGGTGTAGCCAATCGGGATTATCGCCGAAATTCTTCCGCACTTCGGGTGGAATGTAAACCTTTTTCCTTCTTTCTTCAAAGTCGAGCGTCACCCCTTCACCAGGCATGTCCTTACGAATCTCACTGAGCGACGTGTCAGGCTCGGCCTTTTCCGGGTCGGCCTTTAGCGCCGAGTATTTTTCCGGGTCGGCTTTTATCGCGTCGGCATATCGTTTATTGAATCTATCCCGAGGCTGGTCAAGACCCGCATCTAGCTCTTCTTGCGTTGGCTGAAAAGTTGCGTCATCCCACAGATCCTTCAGGTCGTGGTATTGCTGCTCACCATTCCACGGCACTCCCTTGACAACGAGGACTGCTATGCAATCGCAGTGGTCATGATATTTCTCTCCTTCCCGCCGGGATCCCGAAACATACGTATGGCCCCCGGTAGCGCCCGAATTCCGGTAATGAACCTGGCGTGGCCGTACTTCCCTAGGCTTCCCAGTTGTTACCACGGTATCTTCGGAATATACCGGCCCCCGGGATGCCAGCATCGCGCAAAAAGCACAGCTCTCAGCCCCAGTTAAAACCCTGGCCCACCCCAACACCTTGCCACCAGACTTGGCGCTAGCTGGTTCTGCCTTACTGGCCTTTTTCCCAGACTCACGATTATCATCTCCCGCCTTCCTGCCGTCGCCGGTGTACTCCACTATCACCTTGGGCCGGCCATCCGACCCAGTGCCATCTTCCACCGTCACCCGTGGACGTTTCCGCGACGACACCACACGCACACGACCCTGGGCCGCAGTATCAACCACCACATCACGACCGGCAGCACGCGCATGCCGCACTGCCCCGGCAGCTACCCGGCGCGATACCTGAGCCAAGGCAGCAGGGTCTGCGGGATTAGCGGGGAAGGCCGCTACTTTTTCCAGCAGGGCGCGTTGCGCATCTTTTGAATATGATTCGATATCACCAGGTATCGGATCTTTTTTCGGGTTCCATCCTAGGGCGCGCAGGAGCATCTTCCAGGCCGCGTTAGGCTGGTATGGCCGCATAGGCGCCACCTCTATCTCCATGCCTCGTGCGCGCATATCTTCGGTCATGGTTTGGGCTGCGGATTGGTAGAACGCTTTCCTGGCTGTATGGATGAGCGGCAGCAGCGCGGTCACTAGGTCCCAGAGTGCTTCAATCGTGGTGGGGATCGTTTGTTCTTCGATCAGCTTATATATCTGGTCTCTAAGCCACAGGGCGGTTTCCCGGTCTCGGGAGTGCTGGTTTTCGATGCTCACAACCCACCCCCTTGCGGTTTTGCTATGTCACTTCAGGCATGGGCTGGGATTCATCTCTTTGGATAGATGGGTAGCCATACTTGGTGAGGATCCGCTGGATTTTCTCCTCTGTGAACCCGGGGATGTCTTCCAGGAGCGCTTCCGCTGGTATGCCGAGCATGGTGGCGAGTTTCCCGAGCGCATCAACGGTTTGAGCAAATGACCTTGCTGTGGTGTCTTTCCATTTCACTTCGCCGGCGAAGTCAGCGGCTGAATCCGCATCACCGTCCATGTGTCCGCACAGCCGCAATAGTTGTTCGTATGATTCGCCGAGACTTGTTTGGATTTCGGAGGCTTTTCGGTCTTTGGCTGATTCCATGGCTGCCAGGCCATCGGCGCTGATGTTGCTGATGGCGTTCGCACCTAGGGATTGCGCTGGAACCTGGGCGATCGCGGCCAGGTCCCGTATGGTCGCTTGTTTAGAGTCAATGTACCGGGTTAGGTCGGTTTCCTCGAACTGACCGGCTTTTGTTTTGGTGCCGTCCGCGTTGATGAACCAGACATCGTTCGCTTTCATGCGGATCCCTTCGAGTTCATCTTTGGGTGCCCATCCGATGACGTATCGTTGTTTAAAGGCGGCATAGTATTGGGCGATGCCCATTTCGTAGCTGGTTCTGTCGATTCGATCTTGGAGTGATAGGAGCGGCTCGATGATGCCGCCGTGTTCCTCACCGTCTAGTAGCCAGCGGTCCCGGAAGCGGACGACTGGTGGCACCCCAGCGCCGTGAGGGCGGGCCTCGATGATCTGGAGGTTGATGGTGTTGTTCCACGTTTCGGAAACCCATTCCGCTGGGTTCTTAGGTGCGTGACGTGCCCCAATGTAGTAGATGTAGTTTTCGTCTATGAGCCGCATCCTAGCCCCCCGGATTTCTAGGGCAAGAATAGGCCATTCTGAAGTGAGCCCGTATTCCCCCGGCCAGGCTCTTGATTCCCCATAGTAGGCGGTCATCATGCGGGGAGAAACCCCAGTGATAAGCGGTGCGGATGCTTGGCCGGGAAAAGTGCCCCGATCGACTACAGCATAGGATGTGCCGTATTTGAGGGCCGCCCGGGTGATTCCGGTTTGGGCCGCATCCATCGCGTTGCGTTGCCAGTGCTCCCACAGTGGGGATTGCTCGTAGTTGCCGCTGAAGTAGTTTTCGATCTTCATCGACTGGGCGAACGTATCCAGCACTAGAGGGAGGAATGGGACTTGGGAGTCTTGGGCGATCTGGATATGGCGGGCATACCTGCCGCCTGGTGTCGACTTCTCGTTTAGGACCGTGAACCGGCCGGCCGCGTATTTCCGGGTCCAGGGCAGCATCGCCATATGGATTTTGTTGTTCCTGGCGTATTCGTATGCGTGTTGGGACAGGAGTCCTCGCACACCATCAAGTACCGCCCGGTTCGACATTTTCATTACACAAACACCGCCCTTCCGTCATAGTGGGTATCTGGTTGGTTATCCAACCATTTTCGGCGCACCATGCGTGCCCCGATGAGGCAAACCGCTGCATCAATCTTTTTCGCTGAGGTTGGGGATTCTTTCCGCACGGATATCCCGTAGCGGTTTTCTGCACGGTAGCAGTTCCGTAGGTGGTCTGTGAGGATTATGGAGCCGTCGTAGGTGAATCCGTGCTCAATGATTTCTCGTTCTGTTAGTTCGCATGCCCGGGTGAAATCAAAGCTTTTACTGCGCATGTCCCAGGCGATTGGCTCTGGGTTTGCCCCAGACGGCACCGCCCACAGTGCTAGTTGGTCTTTGTAGCATTCTGGCCACGTAATTTTCGTGAAGGATTCCCATTCACGCACGTCAGCGAAGAACGCTTTCACGGTCCACGTGTCAAACGCCTGGGCGACACGGGCGGTGACTGCTTCAACATCAATGGTTTTCTTCTCTGCTTGGGATGCGTGGCTGTTACCGGGATCCCACGCCCCGATCAGGAACACATGCCCGTCGGAAACCCGGCACCCCACCAGGGCTGTCGTGTCGCGGGTGAGCGAACCATCGAAGAACATGACGATCTCTTCGCCAGGCTCCACCTGGATATCCGGCATGGCCATGAGCGCCAAGTCTTTGGGGTCAATCCACGCATCAACAGACGCTACTGGCCAGTTCAGATATTTCCGTTTCGAATCATCGGGCTTAGCACTGTGCGTCCAAATGCGGGTCATGATGGCGTCGATATCAACCCATGGGCAGTCCCCATACACGAACTCCAACCCGGCGCGAAGCGATGCCGCATCGGCTAGGTTGGTTTCTGGCGGGGCTTGGATGATATCCATGAGGATCTGTTTTTCATTCTTGGATAAGCCTTTCTCTTGGTTACACCAGTCGATAAACGTGTGCTCCCCCACGGTGTTTTTCCCCGGTTTCCAGGCATTCAGGGTGCCTAGCATACGGGACCCTGACTTAGTTAGGTTATCCACCAAGGTGCTGTATAGCTCACCGCCGCCTTTAGCTGGGGTCCAGTGCTCTAACTCGTCGCCAATAATGAACGTTGCCTCCGCACCCTCCTGGGTGGTCGCAGATGATGTAATAACCTCCAGTTTGCCTTCGGGGACAACATTAATCTTCGTAATACCGGGGTCAATGTCGTAATCACGGTGCAGCTCGATCGCCGTCTTCTTATTAGCCATCGCCCTGATATGCCTCATCGTGTTGTCTGTTTGCGCCTCAGAAACCGCGGCTATTTGCACCCACGGCATCGCCACGGGCTTACCAATGCAGCCGCCGAGCACTTGGGGATCAAACCTTTCCAGCCTGACGGGGGCGAGCAACTCAATGAGCGCCATAGCGGCAGCGAACGGCGACTTGCCGGAGCCTTTAGCTAGACGACGGAACGCATTGTAGAACAACCATTTTCCATCTGGGCCAACGGCATAAAACCATAAAACGAACCTGGCCTGGCGGTTAGTGAATTTCCACGGCAACCCGGCGCGAAGCCCATTCGGATGTTTCAGATATTTGGCAGCCCACGCTAGCGCCTCCCAGCCGAGCGTTAAATCGGGAACCCCCGGGGGAAGCGTATCGAGGCGTTCCTCCGGGGAGATCATCATGCTAGATCAGCCCTGTACTGTTCCATGATCGACACGGTGGCCTCCTTCGCCTCATCAGTCACCTTCGGGGTGATGAGCTCTACACGTAGCCGCCGCCTGGCACCCTCGGTGGTCATCAGGGCGTCAGCGCGGGAAAAGATTACATCCATCATTCCAGCACGGGCACCGGTTGGGGAACTTAGCTCCTGGGTGATAAGCCAGGCCACTAGCTTTGCTTCACGCCAGTCGCTTTCCTGATAGAACTGGGCCTGGCCGGACCGCTTCAACGCCCTAAACCAGTCCTTGGCATACGGGTGCCACGCCCGGTCCTCTGTGGGCGGTTTCACTACCTGCTGCCCCATGGCCACCACCACAGCGGGAGCAGCAGCTTCTGGTTTGTTCCGCCGCCTACGCTGGTCGCTGCGCTTCGGTACTGGGCCACGCACCATGACCAACCACCTCCTTCAACACTTGCTTACCGTTCGGGGATACGTCCCTCTCGCTGCAGTGCGGCAGCTACTCGCACCGCGGGGGCTAGATCGACGAGGCCGCCCATGCGGTAAATATCTTCTGTTGTCCGAATGAACCTTGCTCGGGAATAGATTTCCACGCAGCCGCGCCGCCGGCCTGGACCCTCCGGGAGCAGCCCGAAAATATGCAGACCCCGCCGGGAGACCGAACGCTCCACAACGGCACCTGGCACCGCCCGGATAATCTCAACAGCCCAGTCGGCCACCTTGCCGCGCCGGTTGATGCAGTGGTCAAGGTCGATACAGGCTAGGCCACCGCCCAGCATGACGCCGTGCGGACCATCCTGTACCTCAGCGTGGGTGGTCCAGGTTTCCGGCTTGGTTGTTGACGCAGGAGAGCCTGTAGGTGTGATGGGGCGTTTACCATCGGCCGCCGTCCACCGGGGCAGCTCACGCATCCGGGCCGGCAACTGCTCACGCCGACGCCGACGGTAGGCCTTCTGCCTGCATGCGGACGAGCAAAACCGCGGGGAGCGTCCCCTGGTGGGGATCTCCAGCCGGGCTTCGCACACCTCACACACCAATCTCATAATCTGCATTTTACCACAAGCGTTACGATATACCTAGTCCTAGCTTGGCGTATCCACCATTTCAGACCACCAACAACCAAGGGGGGAGATAGCCAAGGAAATAGTGACCCACACCATAATGCAAAACCGCAGGTCACAGCCCTAATGCGCACCAACAACCAACACCCAAAACCAAGAAACCTATCCTGACCAGCAAAAACCCTGAAACCCGTACACAGCCGGGGGCCGTATGTGTGCCGTACCAGGGACCAGCCGGCGGCGGGGTACCCCCCACCCCGCGTGGCATAGGTCACCTTATTTCAGGCCGGGGTGACGGAGCGCAAACCTGTCATACAGCCGGCGGCGGGCCACACGCCTACTGATCCCCCGTGCTGATTCGCGCCGGGACTTTTCCGCATGGCACGACGGGCATAACCACTGGAGATTATCGAGCCCATCGGTGCCGCCCTCAGCGACCGGAATAATATGGTCCAACTCTAGGCCACCTCGTCTTGTCACCGGTTCGGCGCCACACTGGGCACACCAGTAAGGAAGGTGGCGCCCCGCTAATCGGTGTAGGCGTTTCCACTCAGCCGCAGACGTGCGCGACAGGCCGTTACGCCACACCATCAGCACCGCCTTGCGACGGGCGGACGATGGCAGCGATCGCCCATGACAATGCTTGCTCCAAGTGCGTGATGGCTAGCTCACGCTCACGACAGTCCGGTGCGATCGCCGCCACCCGGTGCGCCGCCGCCTGCATGCTTGCCCTTACTTTAATGCAGTCTTCGCACTGATCGTCGGTGCCTTCGTGATACCGGAAGCGACGATCAATCTCTTGCTGGATTGTATCCATACCTTCTGATCCCATGATCCCCTCCTCCCCAACCCTATGCATGACTAAACCCCCAGGCTTTCCACCCAGGGGTTCCGAACGCCAGTTTACACCAACACCTGTCCCACGCCAAAGGATACCGCACCACGCATCGCACCAGCGCGCGCCAGCACATCATCCAGCCGCACCAACATGCCGCCATCATCGCCCTTTGTGGTAGCCACTTTCCCCGCCTGCGCCCACCGATACACTGTTGTACGCGACACCTGTACCCCAGATTGCCGAGCCCACGACGCCGCCACTTGGCATGTCGCCCACTCCGGCGGCGCCGGCTCCTCTCCCCCACTGTCAGGCTCCACCACAGACGCCACCATGCGCGCCTGGGCGATAACCTCTTCAGCCATCATCTCACCCCACGGCATACCATCCGCCACATCCAAATACCGCTGCAGCCAAGCTGCCGTAGCTGCGATCCCGTCAGGCACCGGGCCCACAACACCATCACCACACGCCAACACCTCCGACGCCCAGAACCCCAACAGCCTCTCCGTCTGAACCAGTAAGTCCAACACCGTCAGATTCACCGGCGGCTTTGAGCAACACACCACGCGCCCCAGGGTATCAGTGGTACTACTAACGCGGTGAAAGGTAAGAAGCTCTTGCAGCCAGTCACCGTTACGTTCCAGTGAGTACAAGGACTTACCTAGTTCGTGTAGTAGGTAGTCATCCATTCCAACTCTTCCTCTCTCTATAAGTAGGTATCCCTCAATAGGTTTGCAGTCTACTCACCGCCCCTGCCACCTAACGGCTCTACCCGACCCGCCCCGACCCGACGATCCTAGATCCGTCACCCCATCGTTCTGGTTTCGATCTAGATCCGATCTAGATCCGTACTAGGTTTTACCGTTTCGTTATAAAACAGGGCAAAAGAAAACCCGGGCATAAGCCCGGGGACCCTTCTAAGTGCGCATATGCACCATAATTGGCAAAATTCGTTCAAGCTTCCTATCCTAAAAGCAGCTCATCCACCATGCGTGGAAGGAGTATCCGAGGCCGTTTGCTTGCGAGCGGCCTCTGCTTTATCTTTACTGCGGCCAACAAGAAGGCGTCAGGCAGCAGCCACGGCGCACTTCCCCCCATGTCCACCGCATGGCTAGACGCCAACCCACCTGACCGCACGCACGCCAACTACCCGCCCCAGCCCTGCTGAAACGGGCAACGATGCGCGGTGCTACGCTATATCACCTACCTTCTTCTACCCAGTGAGCTACTTATCCCTACTTCCGCTTCCCACGCCCACGCTTGTGCTTACGGTGTCGACGCTGGGCACGGCGGCGCGTCCGCGCTGGCTTCACCCGCTTGGCATGCTCACGATCAGAACCACTGATAGAGCCCCCCAACGACACCGAAGCGCATTCCATTAAGGCTTCTGAAAGCTCCTCCCCCATCGCCCAGTCCGGCGCGGTTTCTACCGGATCGCTAAACCCACCTGGGGTGGAAACATTATTGGACCGCGTAGGCGTCGCATCGCTCAACCGGGGTGGCGTATCATGGGTATCAGCCTTGGCTTCGTCTACCGTTGCTTTAGGCTGTGGTGCGGCACGCCAGGCCCGAGTGGATTGTTTGTGCTGTTTCTCGCGTTCTTCCTTAGCCACTACGTGAATATTGTGGTCCTTTGCGTACTGCGAGTTGTTGATGAACTCGATGCTGTATTTGTTGTAGTGCACTTCCTCGGGCGTGGGCGGGTCCTGTAGATCCAGGACCTCGCCAGCACCGCGCCGACTGTTGCATGACCAGCAGGCGACAACCAGGGTCTCTGCCGTTGAGTCCCGATGCCCATTAAGCGAATCATATGTGCCCCGCCGGTGACTACGGCGGTCTCGCCAATCAACGGTCTTACCGCACCACCGACATTGGTCTCCATCCCTTAGCCGCACTTGCATGAGCAAATCCGGGTTGCGCTTATCCTTCGACCGACGACGGTCAAGCTCCACCTCCTCCCGGGACCGCATGTGAAAGAGGCCGGGATCATCCACAAGCCGTAACATCCATGTCCCATCAGGCTGCTGCTCCTCAAAAAGCAAACCCGACCTACTCAGCAGATCAATCATGATATCTTCCCTACCCGGCGCGACCTGGGCCAGTGCGCCATATTCAACGTAGTAGTCCATCAGATGCTCCGCCGAAATCGACGCCAAATCCAGCAGCACCCCTGATGCTTCATTCTTCAGTTGGTGATTCCCTTCACAGATCCCAAGTAATCGCATCATTAGCGGATGCGTCGTGAATGTATCGCTCATTTTAAGCCAAGCCATGACTTTCTCCTGTATTTTGTAAATCTCAAAAATATAAACGCGCGCAACACAAACCATCACGCGCGTTCCTGCAATGCCGCCTAGGCGGCGGGTTTACGCGCACTCACCCGACGGCGCCGAGTGCGGCGCACGGGTTGCGCTTTCCTAGCGGCACGAGCCGCCCTGGAATGGCCCTGATAGCAGCGTTGGCAAAGCCCTTCTCCCATATGGTGCTGTTTATATCGATACGGCGTATGACAGCAACGCTTCCGCGCATGGGCCGCCACCAAAGCCTGCGGATCCATAGGCCCACCACACCACCTGCAGCACAGCTGATAAGGGTCGCTGCTAGTTAGCGGTTGAGGGCGATCCGAATATCTTCCGGCAACCACACCGGCAACCCGCACCCCACGCCACTCACAATCCGATAGCATCCGTTCGCAAGCCTCAAGCAAAGGGCACTGCGCACACAGCAACTTGGCCTGCTGGTGACGCTTCCGCATACGCGCCACCGGCTCACCCGCCGCAGCCGGATCCCACAGACTCGGCGCATCACGGGTCGCCTGCATATCACGCTGCTGACAGATACCCAGCTCAGCATCACCGCCGCACGGCAACATCCCGCCGGTCATACCGCACCACCAGTCGGATTCGAGCGCGCTAACCGCACCCGCGCTTTCTGGGGCTTTACCCCATCAATCACCGTGTCGTACTCGAACCCATCACCATCACGCACCACATCACCGGCAGCATCCGCACCAACATTAGACGACTCTGCATCCGCGCCGGGGAGCCCTGGGAGGGGCTCTTGAACGCCACGGTCAGCAGGCACAAAGGAATACGATTCGAACATATCCTTCAATGCGACGTACACCCTGGCGCGGTGGCGTTGGGTTGCGAGCGGCACCGGAGTGATATCTGTATCAAACTGGTGCGCTGCAGCACCCAGCGCGGCCGCCTGGGCGGCAGTGAACATAGTTGGCCCCATATCCCCAGCGGGGCCTTTTGCGTGCGCTTTTGCCTCAGCACGCACCCGGTCGAACAGCTGCGCCGTGTCCGTGGTGAAAGCCGAATCAGCCCGTGCCGCGGTCACTTCTGTTAAGTCACCGCAGGTGCCGGAAAGGTCCTGAAGTTGGACCTCCTCATCACGGATGAAGATAGCAGCCCTTGCGTCGTCTTCTTCCTTATCCGGCTTCAATTTCAGGAACAGCTTGGCGCTAGCTGCGGTGATTTCCACCACCCGGTGAGCCTCTTCCACATCATCAAAATAGGCACTCACATAGGCCTGCGCCACATGCTGGGGGTTCGCGGCAACCACCAGCAGACTCCCGGCGTAGGTGATAAGGCGCACCACATCATAGATTTCTGGTTTGCGGTCTGTCACCCCGACCACCGCGCGGATAGCACGCTGCAGCTCTCGAATATCCACAACCAGTTTGGAACGCGCCGGCATCTTCTCAGGCATGATCGCTCCCCGATCCAGCATCGGCGCCAGCACCGCCAGCCCCATCGACGATTTCCCGCAGTTTGGCGGTTACCGCACCCATACGGGTAATCAGCTCGGTCAATGCTGGTGCCGAAGTGGCGGCAGCACCGGACCCTGCCACCAAATCCGCTACTTCCAGAACTTTCTCCCGAGCGTTTTCCGCAAGCTTGCTCAACTCATCCCAATCACGGGAATGTATCGCATCGGACAGCTGCTTCTCCAGCTGACGGTTTTCAATGCGCAACGCCTGCCTATCTTTATTCACCCGATCCAGCTCAGTGTGCAGCTTATTGATCCGGTCCGTGGCATCCACCGCCTTATGCAGCGCATCCAACGATGCCGATCGCTCCAGCAGTTTTTTAATTACTTCCTGCTGCCACGCCATAGTGCGCTCCATACCGCTCCAGGCGCCGTTGAGGCTTTGCAGCAGCTCTTGGTCTAGTCTTGGCGCAGCCATACCGCCACCCCCTCCTTTCGGATCATGGCAGCCTCCCGGATAGCTTCCAAGAACGGCTGATCCAAGGCCTGGATTTCAGGTGTGAGCTCTTCAAAAGGCACCAGCGCGGGGTGGTCCGGCCGGGCAGCAGACGCCCAAGCCGACCATGCGTCATGCACATCCTCCAGCTGCGTATCGACGCCCTTCGTGCGCATCAGTACCGCGTAGTTATGGAACAACGGCAACTGGTCCTCGGTGATTTCGTCGTCGATTTCCTCAGGCAGACAAGACACAATCAGTGCCGCATCTGATTCCAGATAGTTCAGTTTCAGCCACGACATTATGCAGCCTCCAGCGCTAACTGGCGACGAGGCCGGACAGCCTTCCGCACTAACGCCATATACCGTTCCCGCTGCGCCTCAACCAGTTTCATGTGGGCATAAGCAACCGCATCATCCCAGCTACGGAACGACGCAATGAGTTCCCCGCCCCACAGCACTTCCCACAAATCCGGGTACGACTGGCCAGTGAAAGCACCGAAAACGCCGATTCGCTCCACACCCGGCCGCAGCCGGATCCGCAGCTTCAATTGCAAACTGCTCATGATCGCTGACCCTCCCGCGCAATAGCCGCGTTGGCCCACATCATGGTTTCTTCCAGATGCAGCAGCGCTTGTTTCTTCTCCCAGCCATCAGCCAGCAGAGCATCCAGCTCAATAGCTAAAGCCTTGATCTTCTTGCCCATCTGAACCCGCCGCTTGCGGGTCTCAGCATCCAAAGTGCGGTAATCAAACCGCACATCAATCTCGGTCATCATTTCCTTCTTTCATTTCAATTGCGCCACAGCGATGGTTGTTAGGTTGTTAGTCGCCGCCGCGGAGCACATACTTGCCAATCACGGTGATCGCACCGTCCTCGTCGATGTAGCCCATGTTCAACATCGCCCGACGCCCAGCAGCGGTCATTTTCTTACCCGCAGCGTGACGGCGTAGCGATTTCCACGCCAGGTGGGCCTCGTAGGTGTTAGGCTGGCCAATGCGTTTCCAGGACATTTCTTTTCCTTTCTCTGGTCTTGGGAATGTGTTTTATGCAGTCCCCCGCCTTCCCCAGCGGGGGACCAAAATTATCAAGGGGTTTAGGTGAAGCAGCCGGCTACGTGAACAGGCGAGTCAGCGTGGCGAACTTTTCAGCCGGAATCGCTTCAAAGAAGATGTCGCCATCGAAGATGCACGCATCCCAACCCTCACGGACGACACGGAAACCATCAACATGCATGGTGATAAGCCCGGTATCCTCCAGGACGAACAACTGGCGCATCTCCTCGAACCGCTCCTCCGGCACCCGGAACAGCTCACGCTCACCGCGGGTAAAAACCACACCATCATCGACGCGCTCAGCGACGGTCCAATCAAAAAGCTTTCCCAGGTACACGCGCGTGGTGCTATCCTCCACGTCACCGATTTCAGGGCAGTCACCTACCCGCTCAGCCGGCGGCTCACCCTGTCCAGCAAGCAATGCCGCTTCTTCCTCAGCCGCTGCCGCAGCCAAAGATGCCTCATGCTCAGCTTCCCATTCTGGCGTGTCCATCTCAGCGGAAATCTCATTAATAAGATCCCGCATGAGGTTGCCCGTTAACTGTGGTTTATCCTCATTATCAGGCTGCTGATCTGCATCATCCACTGGCTGCGCACCCCGGAGCCGAATCTGGATCCCCTCATCCGTGGCCACCAAATCAATTGTGCAATCCTGATCGGTGTCCGCGTGCAGGTGCAAATGGAACTGGATAGGGGCGCCATCACTCACTGGGATGCTCATATCAACCACACCAGCCCCCAAATCTGCACTACTCATCATTGTTATTCCTTTCTCTTCGAGATCTACGCACCACACCTCGTGGCGCTTGGTGCCCATGGCTGGATTCGAACCAGCAGCATCCATATGAAGCCCGGACTGGATGCGGCCATTTCATGGGCCTGGTGCCGGATAACCCGCCGGCAACGGGGCCAGGACTCTACCTGGGGCCTAGATGCGATAGGTGTTGCGCTCCACCAGCTCCTCCACCTCCGCACGGATATACAAAATCTTTTGCCGAGAAAGCCGGATCCGGGAAAGCCGCCCCTCCCTGGCATAGCGCTGCAAAGTTCTGGTTGAAATCCGCAGATACTCCGCCGCCTCCCGAGTTGACATATAACGCGACATCACAAAACCCCGTTTCGCTTTACGACAATTCGCCCCACCTGCTTCAATAGGTTGCGTGGATTCATCAATCATCCTTGGGATCATCGGAGCCGCCACCGGCGCCGGCGGCCTGCTGCTCGCGGTACACGCGAATCGCATCAGTAAGAAGGCCAATAGCCTTGCCGAAACCGCTAACAAAACCGCTCGGGAAAGCCTCGACACTGCCGTGGAAGCCAACCGCCTCTCGGAAAAAGCGAACAAGCTGGCTGAAGACGCGAACACGATCAGCGATCGAGCGCTCACAGCAACCACGGACAATCTCATCTACGACTGGCAAATCCAAATTGATGACAGCAGTAGAACCGTCACCATCAGGAATGGCAGCCCCCATGATGCTTTTGACGTTGCCGTCTTCGTCAAGCGTGAAGGCACGCCCGTAGCGCACTGTTTCCGTAAGAAAAGAGCCGGTTTTGATGAGCTCGTTTTCGACATCAGCGGCGTGCTTCAAGAACATTTCGATGAGGTAGCCAGTCACCCTAGCAGAGATGACTTCATCGTCCACGATATGTTCGTCGCCGGAGAGAAGGGGGAAACCGTCACCACTATCCTTGACTTCCACATCACTTGGAGAACACCAACCGGGATAAACCGCGATAGCGTCATCCCGTACACGCTCAGCCACGGCGATAACTACGGAACCATCGAAAAACGCTGACATTATTCACCCCCCTTGGTGAACCACGTATCGCTCACCAATCCCGCCCGGTTATTAACCACTGACGCCAGGAACTTCGCGTCAGCGGCACTCAGCCACAAACGCTGTTCCTCGGTTTTCGGGCGGATCGCCACACCCGTCGTGGTGATCTGCACCTCTACACGAGGGTTAGACACCACCACCAGCACATCACCCAACGCCTCTTCAGAAGCGTCCTGGTCCCCAGGTTCGGGGTCTTCTCCGACACCAAAGGCTTCCTCCAAATCTTCCAGGGCGATCGTTTTGTTGTTAAGAGCATCAGCGAGATATCGGTAAATACCACAAGCCGTCCGAACTTTAGCCAGCTGACGCGTGGTCAGGTCCTTTACCGACAGGCCAATCTCGGCTAACGCCTCACGCAGCAGAACATCAAGGCCTTTACTCTTATTGATGTTCTCAAAATGGCGCTTACAAGCCCGCCGAAAAGCACTCGCTTGGGCAGCGGTTAACTCTTCTGTCCGCACACCCGCAAGAACGTACACGGCCCCCTCCAGATCAATATCTTCACCCATCACAATCAACTCCTTTTCTTTTCTCTTTGCTTTACGACGCAATCGCATTTGCGTTTTGACACGTAGTTACATAAAAGGCAGCTTCAAACTTGCCCCCAAAGGCCACCAGCAGGCCGGCCGCAAAATCAGTACTTACCGGTTCACCGCTTAATCCACGTAGGTAGGTTTGACGCGATACTCCAATTTTTTCTGCCATTGCTCCATCACTTAGGCCAAGAGAACGTTGAAGCCCCCTCACCGAATCCTGTCTCACATAAACCTTTGGTCGGTTCGATTTCATATCCATCACGTTTCAATATTTAATACAATCTGTATCTAATGTCAATACAGTTACGAATAATTTCTTTTCCGAAAAACGAAACACCGCAGCATATACAGATATTTGCGTTTCATTTTGTGTAACATCTATTCCATGCAGACGTTTAAACAGTGGGTACGGGAAGTAACTGGTGGACAATCCCTCAGGCAAATGGCAGAGGTCCTAGCAGATAGCCATCCCACGATCGGAAGGCGGATTAACGCCAACGACCCAACCCTCGTCCCCGAAATCGCCCAAGCATACGGAGCCGATCCAATCGATGGTTTAATCGCCTGCAACTTCATCACCACCAATGACCTAGAAAACCACTGGAAAAGCAGTAACCTGCGAAACTACACAGACCTGGAACTCGCGGAAGAGATTGTGCGCCGACTCCAAGAAGCTGGGTCGACCACCGATCGTTAACATCCTTCTAAACCAGATTTTTCTTCGCTAGCGCTTCGATCGAGTCACGGTTGATCCGCCGGGTACGCTGGCTGAAATACGTCGCCACCAACGCTTTCTCCGCGATTAATTTCTCCACCGTGTCCGTGCTAACCTGCATATACTCCGCAGCCTGCTTGACCGTCAGCCACTGCGGGGCAATCACTACCTCACGCATCCTTTTCCTTCCTCTTGCTTTACGACGCCCCGGCGTGAATCACGCAGCAGGGGTTGCAGATTCCTCTGATTCCCAAACCACTACTTCGGAAAGTCCAAGTCCGAAAGCGCTAGCCACCCCCACGGCGAAAGGCATACTTGGGACTCGGCGACCTGCGCGAATTTCGACTAGTGTTGCCCGGCTCGTTCCGATAGCACGTGCAAATGTTTCGTCTGAAGTTATTCCTGATATTCGCTTAAGTCGTTCCAGCAACCCAGGCCGAATCCGAATCTTCAATTTTTCACTCATGAAACACTCCTGTTCTGTTCATGAGACACTTTAACTCAAGACCAAATCATTTGCCAATCATTAATGGGGCATGTCGTCTTAAATATGAAACAGCATCATGTTAAAATTGAATCGTGATAAGCATTGACCAGTGGATATATGAGACAATCGGCAGCGATTCTTTACGGCAGGCTGCATCATTAGCGTCTCTCTCGCAAGCAACTCTTAGCCGGCAATTAACAAACAAATCAGTCACTGTTGAGACTGCAGTTAAAATCGCTCGCGCATACCAAGTAAGCGTTATTCCCGCGCTCATGGCTCTTGATATCGTGACCGAAAATGATATTTCCGAATTTGCCAGCGAAGCGGCTATACAGGACGCCTCCGATGAAATTCTTTCAGCTGAGGTACTACGACGAATGAAAGCAGGTTCAGCACTTATAAACGCTCCAATCGACGAAGTTGAACAGCACCTTGCCGAACACAAGCGTCGTAAAGCAAATAAACTAAAACCTGAGCCCAAGCCGGACGTTTCCACTGAGGTGGATCATGATGCGATCATTGAGCAGATCAATGCGGGGAAAGTCAAATTCGCAGCTCAGAAGCACACGCCACCATTGGAAGAAAATACCCCCTAATTCCGGTCAAAACCAGCCAATTACATGTGTCTATAAATTTCTTTTTATACTTTCCCCCCGGATATCAAAGTGGGAAATATCTCACTTTATTGAGCAAAACCTTAACTCTTGCCTATAATTCTTTTACCTTCCCCATAATAGAAATAGAGGGATAAATGAATCTACCTATTGATGATTTGGCTCTCTCCATGGGTATCACGGTCGTCGAAAGCAGACGATTAGATACCTCATACAATGCGGTGTTTTACCGCCCCGGCCGGGCAGTTTACGTTCGGGCTGGGCTCGATCCCGTCACGCGAGCGTGCGCGGTAGCCCACGAACTAGGACACGCCTATTACGCCCATGACTGTTCCACCCCGCAAGCAGAGCGTGAAGCTGATGAGTGGGCAGCTGACCATCTTCTTCACGAAGCGGAAGTACAGCGCGTTGCCTACGAAACCGGGTTTGAACCGGCAGCTATTGCTGCCGAACTAGACGTCACGCCACACATGCTAGACACCTGGTGGCGGCTCTATCGGACAGGACGAACCACACGCAAATGCTCACTCTCACCACAGAAACAACCGGCTTGAGGTGTAAAATATGCCCCAAGAATTAAACAAGGGACCTGGATCATTCGGACGACTTATCACCCGTATACTTAGAGGTCTATACGAATCAGGAAAATTCGACCAAAGCGATGCTGCTATGCACGCAGGCATACCAGCACCTCAGGTTTCTCGAATACTATCCTTCCAAGAATCCATAACCCTAGATCAATTAGAAGGTTTCTGCATGGCAGCAGACGTATACATGATTGACGTTATTAACTTAGCGAATGATGAACGGGTTTTCGGTACCAGAGAAGCTGTAAAAGTACAAGGCTGGCCAATCGCTGAAGACCCCCTATCAAGCAAAGAACTTTTCGAGTTACAACGATCCGAAGCAGAAGCCAGCCAGCGATACTATAAAGAAGCTTTAGAGCTGGAAATTGAAACGGTAATCCCTATCATCACTGACGAGACCACTAGCCGAGTGCTATGGCGGGTCATCGACTGTGCTACCTACTGCGGTATCAGCTCCCGTACCTGGACAAACTACCGCGCTAACGGTCGTGCGCCCCAGCCCGTGGCGCACCTTGACGGTCGCACACCCCTATGGGACGCAGAGGAGGTGAAAACCTGGCATGCCGGCCGCCCCGGGGCGCCGATTAGATCGTCACAATAGGGCAATAACCCCCGGGTTTCCGGGGGGTTATTCTTTGGTTAAATCTCCATATCATTTTTGGTTTTTCATAACGGTTTACCATTTTTGGAGTTAGACTTGGCCCATGGTTAGCATGCCGGATATCATTAAGGTTGATCTCTTAGATTTTGATGCTAGGAACGCCCGATTAACCCTAAACGAAGCACCCTCCCAAGATGAACTGATTCAAGAGATAGCCAGAGTGGAATGGAAGAGTTGCATTGAACTGCTAAAACATATCGTAAAATATGGCCAATTGTCTCCTTTGGAAAATATTCTTCTACTTAGCCACGGAAACCGGTACATCGTTCTAGAAGGGAACCGTAGATTATTCGCGTTACGGCTACTAAACCAACATAAACCAACGCTCCAACTCCTGAGCGAAAGAAAGCAAACGCAGGTTGAAAGCATAGTGAAGGGACATAATCCCATCACCGAAGTAAGAGCAGTGATCTTTGAACACCGAGTAGATGCTGCACCATGGATCACACTCAAACATGCAAGCGGGCAAGGCGGAGCTGCCATGAAACCCTGGAGGGCCTTCGAAAAAGACAGGGACGAATACAACCGCAACCCTGATAACTGCCCAAAAACTCTTGCGTTTATCTACACAGCAATCAACTTACGAGGCAGCCACAAAGGGTTCGCGGATGTTATTGATCGTGTCCTTGATAATGGGTACACGAACCTGGAACGAATCATCACGAGCTCATTTTTCGAAGAAATGACCGGCATCACCATTAGCGGCACTATGCTCCGCAGTCCTTATGGGGAAAAATATGTTCATAACATCGTAATGAGCATTTGTGAGGCACTAGCCAACAAGGAAGCTAACTCCCGTGATCTAAACAAAACAACAGGGCTTGAAAAATTCATTCAATCAATCGTGGAAAAACACGAATCATCAAAGACACCCAACGAGAAAGTAGAGTTAGACGCTAAGATTCCGCAAGCCGTCGATAAACAATCTAACGAAACACCACAAGCCCCATCACCTGCCGGTACACAAACAGCGCTAATAGAACCAGCAACGAAGAAGCAACAAACCCGCACCAAACAAAACAAACAAAAAGCATTAGCAGGATTCACGCCAAGCAATTTAGGGGACAAACTTAACCAAATGGTGCGAGAAGCACAAAAACTCACCATCCATAATTACCCAGAAATCCTTTTCGCCACATACAGGATCCTGCTAGATTTGAGCTGCGACTACTATGTCAAAGAAAAAGGAATTAATATTCCTTCTGTAGACATCTGCAAACGTGTTTTGCATGTGTTAGAACACATTAGTCCAGAAGCATCCAACGATTCAGGTAGAGTTCAGCATCGCACACCTTTGCAGACCTTGTATCAGAAATTCAATAACACCCCACCAAAGATCCTCCAAACAGGTGTGCACGTCTGCAATGTGGTGACCAATATTGAGGAGGTAGAAAAATACGACTCCCAAGTTCGGGAGGTGTTGGTGGCCATCAACGATGCTCTCGGGCAAAATAGAATATTATGAGATTTATTTCCCCACTCCGGTACCCAGGCGGCAAAGCGAAACTCGCCCCCTATATCGCTTCTCTTATCAACGCCCAACAAATACCGCCACGCTACTATGCGGAGCCTTTTGCCGGCGGTGCAGGAGCCGCACTAAAACTCCTCCACGAGGGGATCGTCGAGCATGTTTATCTTAACGACCTTAACCCCGGTATCGCAGCATTCTGGCGGGTAATCACCCAAAAACCTGAAGAGTTCAACCACCTCATTACCACCTGCGAACTCAACATTGATGCATGGAAACACTATAAAAACATTTACGACACACCCAAAAACAAAGATGATCTCACACTCGGGTTCGCCACCTTCTATCTCAACCGCACATGCCGATCCGGTATCCTAGGAGCCCGACCTATCGGAGGCATGGAACAAACCGGCAAATGGAAAATCGACGCCCGATTCAACCGCGATAACCTCAGCCACCGCATCCGCACTATCGCCGCCATGGCAGACAACATCACCATCACCGAATCAGAAGGCATAGACTTCCTCACCACCATGGAAGAACACGGTGAAAACGTTTTCGTCTACGCTGACCCCCCTTACCTAGGTCAAGGCGAAGGCCTCTATCTCCACGCTTTTGATAAGCCCCAACACAAAGCGCTCGCCAAGAAACTAGCCGACGCCACATTTTATTGGATGCTCACATACGATGACGACCCCTTCATCACCGAAGACCTCTACCACCACGCCCGAGCAGCAATCTTCCCTATCGCCCACACAGCCCACCACCAACATGTCGGCGCCGAATCAATCATCTACTCAAGCAGCCTCATCATCCCTAACCTGCAAGTCACCAAAAAACACACCGCGCAATGGACACCCAACACCACCCAACCCGAACCCATTCTTTCCTGACCCTTACTTGGGTTATTTTTCACGAAACCCCACTAAAAAAGCATGACCTGCGGTTTTATTTTTGAAGATCCGAAAATTTGACCAACCCTCAAAATAAAAAACCAGTGCATTCCCCATGTGGGTGAAAGTAACATCGTTGGTAATAATATAGCCAGGCGGTTATATTATTACCAATAGTTTTACATTTATGAGTTAAGCCCCAGCATTGAGCTCATTCACCGCTGATAGATAGGTTCACTTTATCCATAAGCACGTCGATGCGGCCCGTGCGCACCTTCATATACACGCGAATAATCGTTTCCAGATCCGATTGCCCCAACAGCTTTCCGATCTCTTTCACGTGCGCACCTTGCTCAGCCAACCTGGTAATCAACCAGTTCCGCCCACAGTGCGGGTCAATATCCGTAGTTACTCCAGCCGCCACCTCAGCCGCGTTAAGCCGGCTACGGTAGCTTGTATCCATCACCGGGCGACCCGTGCGTGTTGTTGTGAAAAGCTTCACCGTACGGTCACCCCACTGGCTACGGACCCGGCATGCTACCGCTGGGTAGTCTCGCATATGGTCAAAGAAAAACCTGGTATGGCTCGCCATAATCGGCACAGTGCGGTACCCCGCGGACGTCTTAGGCGTCTGCCAATTCATATACACATGGCTTTTACCATCAACTTTTTCCGTAAGCCTCTGCGCATTCTGCTCTATGGTGACTAGTATTCTCGGAGCATACGGCACATCACCTATCACACGCACATGCCGTTGTTCTAGAGCCAGAGCCTCCCCTATCCGCAACCCATGGAACAGCACCAATGACGTTAGCGCCTTATACCTGGCCGGCATATGCTCAATGATCGCTTTGAGCTCCTCATCGGAGGGGAGATATTTTTCTTCTGGCTTCACTCTTATTCCCGCGGCCTTAATTTCCACCGGGTTAGCTGGGATTAATTCCCGATCCACAGCCGCAGCGCATGCAGCCTTTAACCGTTTGTAAGCCTTCTGATTCACCGTCGGCGACTTATACGCCACACTGATAGCCTCCCACCACTCATAAACATCATTCTTCGTCAGATCAGCAAGCACAATCCCCGCAAGCCTAGTGATCGCAGCCACCTTATCGCCTGGTGGGAGGGGTGCCGTAATCCGATTCCGAACCGCCCTTTCATAAACCTGAATAGTGGACTCCTTCACCGGAACCGGCCGGTGCCGTAACGCCTCATGAAACCGCTCGACCCACTCACCAACAGTGATCCTGCTAGCCTTACGCTTCTCCTGGACTGCTTCCCGCTGGGCGGGTGGGGTCCATTGCCCAAACGTAATAAGCTCCTCTTCCCCAGATAACCACGCCCCGGCAAGCCGCTTCGTCTTAAACGTTGATGGCGCCTTATACGACACGCCCTTATGATGGTACCGTGCCTGATAACGACCTGATGGAAGCTTACGGATACTGCCAAAAGCGGACATGACATTCCCCTATTTGAAGTCAGATTTGGCAATATTTCATGCCAAATTCATGCCAAATAAAACCATTTTCAACCCTACCCAACCGCCCCTAATCCCGTCTAGACTTCTCGTGAAGACCAGGTAAAACAATGAAAACCCCCAGGTCCAACATGTGAACCTGGGGGTTAAACGTGGAGCCGCCGGGAATTGAACCCGGGTCCTACGCCATGTTGCCAGGGCTTCTCCGTGCGCAGTTCGTGCACGATCTTTTACTCTGACCCTCCAGCTCGGACGAACCCTCCTGGATGATGGGCCACAGTTAACGATGAAAGTCCCGCTGTACCTCGTTAACCAAATAAAGCGGCAAGTCCCTTAGTCGATGCCAGGGTCCGGAACAGGGACGATTCCGGTCTGACAGACACGCGTATCGCTGTATTAGGCAGCGAGAGCGTAGTCGCGCTGAGTGTTCTCGGCGCTTATGAGTTGCTGCGACGCTTGCGGTGGTCTCTAGCCTGCACCGGCACGCTTCCCCTGGCGTAATGTTCGTAGTCGAAACCTGAATCGACCCCGTGTGCTAGTCGGCGGGATGTGCATCTTTCCAACCAGTTCAGTCATTATAACACGTGAAGTTAACCGGTTATTCCCTTCACCCGACGCCCGAGGTCACGCACGATTTCTCGTTCTTCGGTGCGGCGTTTAATGTCTTGGCGTTTGTCGTAGGCTTGCTTGCCTTGGGCAAGCCCAAGTTCGCATTTCAAGTGACCGTTTTTAAAATAAAGGCTCAGCGGCACGAGGGTTTTATTTCCATCCCGAACTTTACCGGTGAGGGTGTCGATTTCGCGCCGATGCAGCAATAGTTTCCGAACCCGGCGCGGGCTGTGGTTGGTCCAATGTCCGCGGGAGT